CTGGAAGGAACAGGCGTGATTACGAGCATTCGGGTGACTGAAGGGCCAAACAACTATTCCGCTCAGATAGGGTTAGAAGAGCTGAAAGTAGCTTAGGCTCGGTCAACCCCTTGGCCAACAAAGGATTTGAGCCAACTCCCATTGGGCTGCCGGAGTCATCCGCGATCAAGACGGTTTGGATATGCAAGGAACCATCTTGATATGTCTTTATCTGATCCCCTGTGGTGTCCGGTGCTCTGATAACATATCCCTGACTCAGTGGCATTCTTCCCTCCCTAAGCTACTTTCAGCTCTTCTAACCCTATCTGAGCGGAATAGTTGTTTGGCCCTTCAGTCACCCGAATGCTCGTAATCACGCCTGTTCCTTCCAGTTCTTCCCAATTTATGCTGTGCAGCTGAAATCCCCACATGTAGTCTATAAGCCCAACCGGTTCCACCTTCCATGCACGAGTGCTATGTGCCTTGAAATAAGCTGCAAGTGCCAATAGTGGGCCATTGGAGAGAGGAGCAATGAACTCCCCTCCATCATAGATCCTCCCCCTGTGTGGCACTCCCTCCGGGTTCCCAAACTCACGAGTCTGGCCTGTTCCCGGGTCAGTGACCTTGACCTTTGCCCCCGTGTAATTAGGATTGGGTTCGAATTTAATCTCGGAGACGATGGAATTATCCCTTGTCCATTCCCATTGGATGATCAGCCCGCCTACATCCCTCGCATACCAAGGGTCTTGAACGAGCTGAAGTGTGGAGTCTGGCAGTTCCACGAGAAAGAATCCGAATTTCTCACAGAGATCACTGATGGCCTGAAGGTAAGTAGTGTTCGTGATCGAGTATTCCTTAAGGCCGGGGACGGAGACGCGTTGATAAATCAGCCAGTCCTCAGGCAAACCAAAGTAATCCACAAGCAGGCTTTTTATCAGATCGGATGGATTATCTGACATTATCTCTCGCTCCAGATATTGCTCTGGGTGAATTCTATCTCATTTAATCTGGCCCTTCCTCCTAAGTATACCACTTTTTCATGCATCTCGATAGGGCCAATGGTCTCGGATAGCTCCAGAAAGTTCCCGTTCTTCGTGTATTCCACCCTGAATTCCCCTACGCTGATCTGGCCGATATTCGGCATCTTTGAGTACCAGCGATTGGGAACTACCTCAATCACATCCGTGCTGGTGTAAGATCGAATGGTCCTGCCGACAATCGCGCCCATCTGGTCGATGATGAACATGACCCAGCGGATCCTCTTCCCGTCGGGGAAATCAGCTGTTTTTATGTGCTGAAGGGTTCTGGTCCATGCCCTCACCTGGTTTCCCCAGTCAAGCTGCCAGTTCTCCGTGGGAGGGAAACGAGGAGACGGGAACTTAGAGACGAACATCCGTGCCATGTAGGGGACAGGCCAAAGGCCTTCCTTACGGATGAACCGGATGGAAGAGATCTTTCTGGCCCTGGTAGCCACGCCATTCTCAAGCAGGTAAACCGACTCCCCTTCATGATGAACGGAGGGTTGAGTGCCATGTACCCCTCTTTTCACTCCCGTGATCGTTTGATTTGTCCTCCCGGAATACTGGATGAGTTCTGTCCCAACGCGGATGATTCCCGAGTTATCAAGCCCGCTTGTATCAGCCTTGCCTTCCAGGTTAATTTGAATTTCTCCGTCCGCTGGATCGTTTGGATCGGCAGCCAAATCTTGCCCTAGCTCCCACTCCATCTCACCGAGATCTGCGGCAATCCACTCGGCATCCTCTGAATTCTCCCTTGGCTTTCCCCGATATTCACCGGGAGCAGGCGAAGGTTCTTCTCGCCAGTCCGCTGAAGTGTCCGTGTCTTGACCTGCGGGGAATCTCCTGATCGCATGTCCCCTCGCGGGCAAAGGAACCCAGGGGCCGGACCAGAAGCCAAGATGAAAGTCGGGAGGATTCCCAGATCCGCCACCCCAGGCTACCCCATCGTTGAAGCCAGCATACTTCGTGCGAATATATAGGAATCCATCCCCTTGAGAGAGGGTAAAGCTCCTTGCATTCCTGGACGCGCCACGCAGGGAACTCCACTCGATAACGGGGACATCCTGGGGATCAAAGGCGGACCGGAAGGCTGTGATGTTCTTGCAGAGGATAATTGGCTTCTGCTTGACCACCTGATCCGCCATCGCTGAGTCAGCCAGATCAAGGTAAAACCCAGATGGATCCCCTCCGCTGTATTGAGTTTGGTCGTTATAAATTCGGAGTTGCGAGATCAGGGTGGGGCCAATTATCCAAATCCTGAACCACTGGTACTCTGGCCCAAATCCAGGCCAAGGCCGCATGAAAACCTCATCGATGAAGCCGGTTTTCAGGGGATTGGGATCCTCCCAAGAGATATTATTGGGCTCGCCATTGGAGATCCAGACCGTATCCAAGTTACCGTCTACAACGTTATCGGAATCCACCGAGGCGGGCTCGCCCAATTCCCAGTCATCTGAATCCGCCTCTAAGTACTTGTCTACCAGGACAGAGGAGGCACGCGTGGAGACGCCAGCCACAGATGTCGGCTGATGCCCACCGGGGCTACCTCCACCTCCTCCAGGAACCGAGCCACGAGACAGCTCAGGAGCAGCAGAATTTGCGAGCTTATAGCTCAGTCCCTCAACCTTGATCTTCACGTCGGCGACATCCAAGTAGTCCTTCTGGATAGAGACCTCGGAGATCCATCCCATGAACCAGAGGTGTCGAGGCGTCCATGAGCCGTCTATCCATTTCCTGCGTATGACGGCAATTGAGAAATCGCTTGAGAAAAACCTCTTGGGTAACTCGAAGAAGGAGAGTTGCCCGTCCCATCGAAAGACCCTGCCACGCAGATTAGCGGAAAGGGAGACATCCGAATGATGGTACTCGGAAAGGGGCCAAAATACACGCACCGGATCCCCGGAATCGGCAGACCAGCTCTCGGTATCCAGGACATGCAAGCTTGTCAGAGAATTGCCCGACTTATCCTCATAAGCTACCGGATGACCGTTTACCCATACCATCCCGGAATCGGGCAAGTCCGAGGCATCAACAAGATCTACAGAAGAGGAAGTGGAGGTGAAGCCGGAAGCAAGTTCCCCTTCCCAGTCCAAGAGCGAGGGAGGAGATTGATTCCAATGGAAGCGTAGACCTTCTGGCCAGTGTTCCAAGGTCGGCCCCACAAAGACTGAAATATCAAAGGCAATCCGTCTGGCTGCCAGCTCAATGCTCTGGCTTTCCTGCATTCCCGTTCTGGAGGACTGGATTGCATGTAGCATCTCAAATCTCCACAGCTGTAAAGCGAACTGAGAAATTAGAGAAAATGCAGGTGGAAATCGTCTCCCGCCCAAATTCAGGGAACCACATCAAGGCGCTTCCGGTGACCCAATCGTCTTCCTCTGGCCTGTAAAAGGTGACATCAACTTGAGTGTAGAGTTCCATGTGAGAGGAGAAGAAGGAAAACCACCAATCGAGCCCTTCTTGGCTGATCCACCTTCTCCCTACGGCGAATTCATACTTCGGCAAGACTCTGGTGGGGATTCTGGTCCCGCGTTCCTTTGTGCCCCCCGGCATGACTAAAACAGGAGGATGAATTATGCTTGGATACGCATAGCTCGGCGGCACGTTTGAGTTCACTCGGAACATTTCTCAATCCCCGTTAACTTGATCACAAATTCGGCGTAGAGGTTCTCTTTTGGCATAAAGGTTGGCCTCCAGACATGGCAGCTTCCCGACACCCAGCCGTTCTCAAAGGGATCATAGAGAGTAACGGAAGCATCGATGTAGGGCGAGGAACCAAAAAGGTCCAGCCACCAGTCTATCCCCTCTTGATTTATCCAGCTTCTCCCTATTTCAGCATATGGTAAGCCAACAGCCCTGACGGGTTCTCCCGGCCAAACCATCTTCTTCGGAGATGGATATCTCAGAACCGGTGGATGCTTCCTGTCTGGTCTCGCATAGTAAGGGGGTATCTCCCCATTTATTGTGAATGTGCTCGGCGAGATAGGCCTTGGCCCGATCTCGACGTACCCCATGAGAGCGGAAACTCGCACACGGGGATTATGCTCGATCTCAACATACCCGAGTAGCGCTGTCGAGAAGACAGCTACCCCCGGCTCAATCTCAACTAAGGACTCAGCCGCGGTGACATTCACGCCGTCCTTGTGTTCGATTTCTACTAGGCTCTCAACCGCGGTTACTCTCGTGCTCATGGCTCGGGCTTTATCCCAAATTCAGTCTCATTGAGATCCTCGTAATCCTCCCACGGGCTACCTGTATATGGGTCCTCGGTGAACCGGTGCCAGACGATGCCATAAGAGGATTCCAGGTCCTTTCCATCACTATAACTTACAGCTGATGGGCTAGCGCGTCTCACCGCGAGCTTAAGCTGAGTTGATGCGGCAGCATTTGTCTTCAATGCTCTCGCCTGGACGATCAAGGCATTGATAATGTTTGATGCCGGGATTGTGCCTTCCATGATCCAGTTGCCGAAGTAGAAGTCAATCGTGCTTGCCACAGAAGAGCTGACATATGTCGAGTCATCATCTGCTTTTCCGAAGCCCCAATCATCCACCGCTTCCACGTTCACCGAGGCTCCGACTACATCCCAATTAGCACTTGCTCCGGGAGTACTGGCAACGATTGGCAAGAACCTGAGATCGTCAGGACATTCCATCGTGGAAGCCCCATCAACTTGATCAATGTAGATATCGTCCAGGTAGTGATAAGCTCCTATAGAGTTTGAAAGCAGATAAGGGATATAAACTCGAGAGACCTTGGAACCCGCAATAGTTGTATCACCAGAGTAATAGGCCTCAAGTCGGCCATCAAGGTACAACGCTAGCCAGCCGGATGCGTTCACCATGAAGTCAATTCCAACATGGCGGTATCCATCCACGCCTGTCTCTGTGCCAAGATAAGTTGACCCAGTTGCCACCTGGCTTCCGTTAATGTCTAAGAAGAAGACATTCGTAGGAGAGAGCCTTACGCCACCAATCCATGCACCATCCTCGGAAAAGAACCTGACAAGGTAGGGACATGGGGTCACGCCCACACCCGAGTCCGAAATCGTTCCGGCCTTGAGATATTGCATACCGACTTGGACATGACTTGCCGAGAGGCCAGGCACCACACCATAACGATCAGATGATTCCGCCACCAGTCTGAGTGCAAAACTTCCGGTCTTAGCCGAGGCGGATGAGACTACTTGTTGGTTGAGATCTCTTTCGGGAAATTCATCCGTGTCCCTCGTCTCGAATCCAGCTTGCCAAATTCTCGTCTTCATCATACCCTCAACTGCGCTTCAAGTTCTTGGAATGCCTGAATCACCGCGGAGTAGGCGGCCTCATGGACCCCTTCCGGTGATCCACCGCTGACGTTTACCACCACATTGTAGGTTGGTCCAGAGGCAATGGGGACCGGAGATGAAACAGGGCTCATAAAGCCGGGAGACCGTAAGGTGGTGGCAAGATCTTCAAAAGCGGCATTGATCCCCCGAATGGAGAGTTCCAAGGGGGATGGTGAGCCGGGCTCTATTTCCTTGCTTACCCCAAATTTCTTGAGGGCATCCTTTGCGGCGTCGAATGTCTGGTACGGGACTCTCCTTCCTGCATTTGAGGACGCGAAGAAGGCGATCTCGACCTTCGCTACTAACGCAGTAAACTGGGTCACAGGGGCTTTCACCTCAATCGGGAATTTCATAAGCGGCGCAGTGAATACGATCACAGAACCGTTGCTCGGTCTGTACTCCTTCCTATCAGAGACTTTTGGCCCTTACTTGTCCGCTTGGGTTGGGATGTGGGAAAGCATTGGAGGATTCCTAGTCTCAGTCGGGGGCCTCGCCCTTACCCTTGCTGAAAACATGGGAGGCTTGCTAGCCATTCTAGCGGAAAAGGGATGGGAGGCATATAAAACCTACCTAAACACGGTAAAGGACGTAATTGAGAAATATGTTGTTCCAGCCTTTCAGAAATTCTACTCTTGGGTCCGCGATGCGATAGACCTGATCGGAAAAGCGACAGGAATCGGCGGGGTTGGCGGCCTCACAAAAGACTTTGAGGGTTTGAGAGACGTTCTTAATTACCTCATCCAAAACGTCTTTGATCCAGTCTCTAAGTTCTTCGATGGCTTGGCAAGCAAGGTAGACGCCGCAAAGGATGCCCTCAAGAAATTTGGGGTAAGCAAGGAGAGTCCCGTACCAGACATTCGACGCCCAGTTCATAATATCATCGCCGAATTCAGTCCATAGGCCAGCAAGGATCCCTACGATCAAGATGATGCCGCCTATGCTGGTTGCCAGAGAAGTGATTGCAGAGACAATCCCCCCAATTAAGGCTGCAATCCCAGCAGCTGCAATCGCAGCTACTACCGCTTTGATACCAGCATCGAAATCTCCCCAGTGATCATTGATGAACCCCAGGATCTGCTCCAAGCTCGGGAGATTATCTGTGACTCCTTGGATTGCTGGCATGAAGTTATCCCTAATAAACTCCCCGATGTCGTGGAAGGTCTGACCAAGATTGCCCAGAAGCTCGGTGAGTTGCTCAAACGCCCCTGGGGAGATTATCGTCTGGATGGCAGAGAGAACACCGACGAACAGACCACCTTCTTCAAAGCCGGAGAGAAAAGCAGCTATGACTGGTTTCATTTTGTCAAGCAAGTCCGCAAACCAGTCCGCTACACTTTTCACAGCACCCTTGATCTTGTCAAAAGCACCGGTCTTCTGGGCTATATCGGTAAGCCATTTCACGAAGCCAGCCAAGGCATCACTGGCTGGTGAAAGAGCCTCGGCCAAGTTGATTTTTACAAGCTCCTTGAACCCTTCTGTGGCCCGAGGGAGGGTCTCTGAAACATCTTCCGCTGCTTCGGTGAAAGGCTGGAAGAAGCTGTTCAAGGTCTCAAATACCAGCGAGGCTGGTATCGCGCCCTTGCGCACAAGGTCCATCAGCTCGTCCGTCGTGATCCCGAGCTTCTGAGCCAGAAGTTTCTGCAACGGGATATTAACGTTCGCGAACTGATAGATCTCCTGCGCGGCCAAATGACCTCTGGATGCCACGTCGCCTAGAGCCTTACCAATATGCTTGACCTCAACCTGTGACTTGCCTGTGGCCACGGCCCAGTCGACTGTCAGCGGGACCAGCTCCTTAAGCGTTTCAAGGGGAACACCCGTCGCGAGGCCGTACTGATACATCTGGGAAATAGTTCGGTAATCCACGCCCCGGGTGATCGCCATCTTCTTGATGTTCTTCCAGAGTTCCTTGAATTCCTCGCTGTTCTCTTCGACCGCCTTGCTGTAAGAGAGCGTAAACTTCAGATTGCGTCGGTAGATCGGAACTTGCTTGCCTTCCTGTGCCTGGAGCTTCTTAACCGCAGCCTTCTCATCCTCAAGTTTTTCGGAGAGGATATCACGCTGAACGTTCATCTGGTTGAGACGGGCAACCGCGGTTTTGTAAGCAAGCCCCTGTTCCGTCCACTTGTTCTTCATCTCCCAAACGCGCTGAGCTTGCTCTTGGATCTTGGCATTCAGCAACTCTAAGTTAGCGGAATACTTCTTTACATTCGTTCGGTGCTTCTGAAGAGCCTCTCGCTGTTTGTCCGTCAGCCTTGCGACTTTGGTCCCAACTTTCACTTGCTCCCATTGCGCGGAATCAAACATCTCGGAAACCGCGAGGAGGTTCTTCAGGCTTGCCTGCTCAAGCTGATAAGCACCCGCTTGAGCAAGAGTGGACTTCACAAGTCCGGCCCCAGCCCTGATGCCTTCCTCTGCGAGGCGCGCAAGGCCTACACCGGCTGCGATCTTACCGATGTCTCCCAGGTTCCTTCCGATTTTCCCAAGAATGCCTGAGGCTCTATCCTTGGCCAAAACTTCGACTAAAATTGAAGTCCTTGGCACCTACCTTCTCCTGGCTCTATGAAGCCGAGCATGAACTTCTGCTTTCTTAGACAGAGTGTTCTCAAAGAGAGCCAATGCCCTGCTCATCTGTAAGACTTCGGCTGCATCTTCCTCTGCGAGTTGGCTTGGGGTCCAGCCAAAGGTTTTGCAGAGCTGGGCTTTCACAAGGATCCAAGGCGCGGGCGCGTCTACCCAGGCTGCCGCTATGATTTGTCTTCTGATTTTGGGAGTAAAGAGGTTACCTCGCTCGTGAACTTATCCACGATCTCCAGAACCAGATCATAGGGCAGCAAGCGATAGGACTCCTTGGACGGCGGCGGCATTGGCTCTCCATTCTCGTCAACGAAGTTCCATTCCGTGGTAATTAAGCCCAGCGCGTCCAGTATTTGGTCAACTTCTCCCGATTGAATCTGGTCAAAGACGAAAAAGGGAGGATTCACCCGCATGGTGAGTTCCCATCCCTCGTACTCGCCAGTCAGTTCAATCTTCTTTAGTTTTACTGGGAGTTTCCTCATGACCATGTCCCCCTGGTCATGCTGCCAGACCTGGCCGTAAAGGTTGCGGAGACCGTGAGCGCGTCTTCCAATGCGATCCCGATTTCATAGGATGTCAAGATGCCGCTCGCCGTGAACTTGGGGTCGCTGGCACTGGAGCCCGCGGGCCCTAACTGAATGACAGTCGCGCCTCCCAAGATACCGGACAAGATGTCATCGATGCTGTCCGATTCCGGGTCGTAGAACCCGTCAAAGGACAACTCCCAATCCTTCAACCCGTTTGGCAATCGCTCTCGTGTGGTGTTCCCGAACGCGGTGACTTCAGGAGCATCGCTGGACCAAGAAAGCGTGATCGAATTGCCCAAACCAGAGATGGATTGGCTGGCTCCTGAGGCATCCTCAACGTACAGAGAGACCGCCGAAGCTGTAATCTTCCCCATGATAACCTCCCATCAGAACTTAACTGCTGTGATATCTAAATAAACCGGGATCCATAATCGTCCGCTGAGCTCCAAGGACTCTCCCGGATTTCTGCTGACCTCTATCTCCTCAATCTGGTTCACCGTTCCTCCGATTGTGGGATCGCCGAGGAGGGCTTCCAAAGCGAGATCTGTGGCGGAGAGGATGTTCGTCATCGTCCTTCCCGGATCTCCAGAGTCGTTTATGTAGATCGCCACCCTGAAGGTCCAATGTCGGGCGAAGGAGTGAAGCTGATGCTTCACCACGTCACAAGCCCTCAGCTCCACGATCGCTGCCCAGTTCTTCCTTCGCCCCAAGATCCCATAAGTTCGATTGGAGACGTTTCGGGATCCCAGGGTTGATTGAAGTAACGAAACCAAGGCATCTGAGATTTCCAGTGCCTCGCCCATCAGGGGTCTCTCCTTTTAATCCGGTCTATGATCCTCCTCCCTATGGATGGCAAGGAGAACCTCTCTAGCGCTCTTGCCATGTAATCATTGGGCCTCGTGCCCGGATGGTGAACGATGGCAACAGGATGGGGCAAACCAGGCCACCAGAGCGCCTTTTTCTCCCGAGGCCTGATGATGTGAGCTCTTGTCCCCCTCCGCACGTAGATCCCGTAGTCAACCCCTTCACCGATGAGGAAGCTCCTGGGCCCGCGAAAGCGCAAGAAGATGGAATTTCTCAGCTTCCCTGTCCTTACAGGCGCTTCCGATCTGACAAGCCTCCATAGAACCTGACCGGCTCTGTATATCTCAGGATCAATATCTTCCGAGATGGGAGTTTTGAAGAACTCCTTCCAAGCCTCTATCCCGTGGAGCTTGTATGAGATCTGAATGTTCATGAGACTTTTCCCCTTACTAATGAAGCCACCCTGTCCGCTGCCCTTCCATCCAGGGGCCCCATAAAAGTTGGAATCAAATCGAGAAAATCAGGGCGCAGAGAGAGAAGTTCCTCGAATATCACCCTCTCCGTAGAAAAGATGCTTGGATGTGGGAAAACGGCCTTGTGACAAACCCCCGGCACTCCCAGCGCAGCGGCCTCAAGCAGGATATTGCTAGGGCCAAAGGCAACCAGATAGTCTGACGCCGTCAAAACATACGGCAAGTGAGCTTGGGTGAGGATAGCCGGGAGTGCCGGGGGTTTGTCACAAGGCCGTTTTCCCACATCCAAGCATCTTTTCTACGGAGAGGGTGATATTCGAGGAACTTCTCTCTCTGCGCC